GGGCAACATCTTCATGCCTCCGAACTACTGCCGGCTCTGGTACGCGGACGGCACGCACCGATTCATCCCGCCGCGTGAAGGTCGCATCTGGATCGGCAAGGGCTTCAAGCGCCGCAAGGTGCAGAGCAGCGACGTGAGTATCGATGTCCCGTACGTGCAGGACTATCGGCACCACTACCTGGGCAAGCGAGTGATTTCAGCCGCGGGGAAGCGATGACCGATGGCGACTGAATGGGACGAAGAGTTGGAGGAGCTTGCCGAGGGCGAGTTGCCACCGCTGCCGCCACAAGACGCGCTAGAGCCGCTGGGCTCCACGCTCCAAGAGGTCGACGAGGAGATGGGCGAGACCATCCCGGACGAGGAGTTGTATTGGTGCGAGCGCTCCGATGACTCGCTCGTCGCGGACGTGAAGGAAAAGAAGCGGCTCTACTATGAGTACGCGCTCCAGCACGGATTCATCGACATGTGGCTCGCCATGATGAGCGAGTTCTACGGGCGCGACCCCAGCACGTTCAGCGGTTTCGAGGCGTCCGGCATCGAGTTCGAGGGCGAGGACGGGGAGTTGGTGCGCTTCAGGGTCAATGAGCTTCACAGCTACATCCGGCAGACCGTGACGGGCGCCACCAAGGAGCGGCCGAGCTTCAAGGCCGGCACGCTCAGCACCAACTATACGGCCGCATGCCAAACCGAGATGGTCGATACGCTGGCCAACTGGGCCTACGAGGAGTTCTTTGGCGAGAAGCGGGAGCGGCTTCTGGTCGAGCGCGCGGAGCTGTTCGCCACCATGTGGGGCTGGGGCCGATGGGATCCGGATGGTGGCGAGGTGCAGCAGGTTCAGCAGCAGGACCCGATGACCGGGCAGACGTTCGTGCAAGAGGTCAAGACGGGCGAGCCGGTGGCGCGCGTCAAGTGCCCGTGGGACGTGATCAGCGATCCCACCGTCGAGGACGAGGACGACCACGCGTGGCGCATCGTGCGAGAGCGTCGCAACAAGTTTGAACTCGTCGCGGTCTACCCGGAGATGCGCGACCAGATCAAAGGCGCGACTCTCGACGACGAACAGGCGTACGAGTTGAGCTTCGCGTTCGACAACACGCTCGCGACCGACGAAGACGTGTTGGTACACCACCTGTACCACGACTGCGATGGCGTCATGCCGGATGGCCATTACGCGGTCATCCTGGGTGAGCACGTGCTGGAGCGCGGGACGTTGCGTGAGCGGCATCGACGTGGCGACATGCCGCTGATCCCGTACCAGCCGGAGCCCATGGTGGGGACGAGCTTCGGTTATTCGGAGGCGTGGGACACGTTGCCGATTCAGCAGATGACCACGCAGCTCACCAGCGACCTGGCCACCAACCTGACGGCCGTGGCGCGCTCGCTCGTCGTGCTGCCGCAGGGCTCGGAGATCACGCCCGACCAGATCGCCAGCGGTGTCACGGCGCTCTACGTGCCCTCCATGGAGGACAAGCCCGTCGGGCTCAACCTGACGCAGGTGGCGCCAGGCGCGTTTCAGTTTCTCGACTGGCTCCAGAAGGTGCACCAGGTGCTGGCGGGGCAGAACAGCGTCACGCGCGGTCAGCCGGACGAGAACATCAAGAGTGGCACGATGGCAGCGCTCTTCCATGCCATCGCGCTGGAGGCGGGCCACATTCGCGCCGCCGCCTTCAACGACTTCCGGCGTCGCATGTGCATGCTGCTGGTCGACATGATGCGCGACAACGCCGAGGGCCAGTTTCTGGCCGCCGTGGTGGGCGAGGACGAGGAGCGGCACCTGCAGTACTTCGAGGCGTCCGTGTTCGAGCCGGTGCGTGATGTCTACCTGGAGACGCAGAATCCGATGATGCGAGCGCGTAGCGGCATTCTGGAGATGGCCAACTTCATGAAGGACATCCCGGGGCTCATCAAGACCCCGCAGCAGGTCGTGCAGGCATTCACGACCGGGCAGGTCAAGCCGCTGTACAAGAGCGCCGCGCAAGAGATCCGCCAGGTCGAACAGGAGAACAGCAGACTCCGCCAGGGCCCGCAGGTCGAGGAGCAGCCTGGCCCGCAGCCCATCGACCCCATGACCGGCATGCCGCAACTGGACCCGATGACCGGCATGCTGGTGCCGCCACCGATCGAGCGACGCGTGCCCGAGGTACCGGCGAAGCTGACCGACAACCCCTGGGTGCACATCAACGAGCACCTGGCCGACTACGACCCGAACGAGGCCCAGGAGGTCACGATGGCGCGTGACGCCCATATCGAGGAGCACATGCGGCTCTACCGGAAGGTCCCGCCCGACATGGCGGCCATTCGGGGCTTTGCGCCCGTGGCGCCGGCAGCGCCCATGCCGAACATCACCAGCCCAGGGGGTGACGGTGAGATGAGCAAGGCGAGCAAAAAGAAGCCCGGGACGCTCGGTCCCGTGGACGAAACGGGCACCGACCTGCCCAAGCCCGCCCAGCCGCCCGGCCAGGCGGAGATTGACGGAGCGATGTGATGGGTGATGAAGCCGCGCCAAGCGTAGACAACTTCGACGCGATCGTGGGGTCGCAGGATTTCGGCGACGACGGGGGAGGGGCCGAGCCACAGGGCGACGAAGCCCTGCAGCAACCCACCGATGCGGGTGGCGGCGGGCGACAATCGCTCGGCAGCGTCATCCATGGTGATGACCCGGCGCCCGGTATCGACCCCGTGACGGGCCGCGCGATGGACGGGCCGGGCGAGTTGCCCACCGAGCAGGGTGAGGAAGGCGAGCCCGGCGAGCCCGCCCCCGCAGAAGCGGCGCCAGAGCCCGATGAGCTGGACCCGGACCTCGAGGCCGAGCCGGCCGAGGAAGCGCCCGCAGAAGAGATCTACGGGCTCAAGCAAGAGGACCTGTTGGCCGCGTTGAAGGAGGGCAAGCTTCCCGACGAACTGCTCGAGCACCTGACGGTCACGCAGAAGCATGGGGACGAGGAGATCCCGACCACCATCCAGGAGCTGCGCGAAAACGGCATGCGGCAGCTGGACTACAGTCGCAAGAGCCGGGAGCTCGCCGATGCCCGCAAGCAGTTTCAGGCAGCAGAGCAGGACTTCATCGGCATGGCGGACGTGTGGAAGACAGACGAGCCCAAGGCGCGAGCGCAGACGCGACGGGAGCTGGAAAAGCTTGGCGTGCCGTTGGTGTCGATCGCAGAGGACATGATCAAAGAGGCCGATTGGTTGGCCACTCTGACACCGGAGCAACAACAGGCGTACGAATGGCAGCAACAGGAGCGGCGCAAGCTGGAGGCCGAGAAGTTAGAGCTCGCCATGAAGCAGCAACAGGGCCAGCAGACCGATGCGGACCGGCGCCGGCAGGCCATTCAGGATAGCATCGGCAAGCTGCGCCCCGCCGCCTTCAAGGCCATCAAGCTGCCCGAGACGAAGGCCAGCGTGCGGATGTTCGCCGATCACCTGGGCGCCTCGTGGGATCGCAAGGGCCCCATCACGCAGAAGCTGGTGTCCGACGCCGCCAAGGCGACCCAGCAGGAACTCAAAGAACTGGGCATGCAGCACGAGACCACCGGCCAGGCGCCCCAGCAGCCCGCTCAGCGCCCCGCGCCCGCCCAGCAGCAGCGCCGTGGCCTGAGCCCTCGCCCGCAGTCCAGGGGGGCCGCAGGGCCCGCCAGCGGGCGGCAGCGCGCGCCCGGCAAGTTCAAGGCCACGCCCGACAACTTCGACGATTGGCTCGCCAAGCAGCGATGACGCGATGCAGCAACAAAGTGGTCGCCTACGCTCGAAAACGGCGATGCCAATTGCGCGATGGGCACACCGGCCCACACGTGTTCATCTTCGACCCGGAGCAAGAGAGGCCGTGGGAGGACATGTCGGGTGGGGTGTTGTGGGCTAGTTCGCCGACGCATATACCGGCGGACGCCACGGAATTGCTCCGCAACGTGCAGCCGTTCGCCACCGAGCTTGGTGGTTGGAGCCCGGACCTAGCGGGCTCGGATCCCATCGCCTGAACGCAACTCTTGCGTTCGCGAGACCACCGTAGCAAACTAGCCACAGTGCCATAGCGTAGGACCCCGGTAGGCCACGCGTCTGGACCCCGCAGGACCCCCGACAGGGCGCACCCCGCGGCGCAACCAGCCAGCGAACCATCCCGGCGCAACCGAAGCGAGGCAGACAACGTAGCGGCCATTCGGCCGTGACTTGCCTGTAACGAGGTTGCGCCCATGAGCGCCTATTCCAACATCCAGTCGCTTTTCAAGCGGCGCTACGGTCCGTACGTCAATCCGATCCCGTCCGACAACACGATCGCGCAATACATGTCGTTCGTCCCGCAGAACCTGCGGCCCGGCGAAGACTTCCGGTTCCCGGTCCAGCTGACTCTCGAGCACGGCGTCACCCACAACGTGGACGAGACGGCCTTCACGATTTCGAGCGTCATCGACTCCACGACCGGGATCGCCAACCTGGACGGCTCGACCGTCCTGATCGCGGGAAACATCCCGTACGACGTGATCAGCAAGGCCATGAACGGGGACAGCGCCTACTTCCCCGCCATGGACTACAAGATCAAGGCCCTGACGCAATCGGCGGAGCTCTACCGGGAGCTCAACCTGATGTACGGCGGCGGCACCGACTCGACCCTGCTGGCCGAGCTCGGGACCGTCAGCGCCAGCGTCTCGGGCGCCGACCTCGGAACCCCGCAGGTCGTGAACCTGACGCGCGCCACATGGAGCCCAGGCGTCTGGAACACGATGGTCAACGGCATCGTGGACATCTACCAGTCGGACGGCTCCACCGAGCGGGCGACGGGCGTCACCGTGACCGCCATCGACCCGACCCAGAACCGCATCACCCTCACCAAGAGCGGCTCGTCCACCACGGTGGCGACTGGTGACGTGCTGGTGGCTCGCGGCTCCAAGGCCAAGCAGTGCGTGGGCGTCAAGGGCATCCTGCAGAACACCGGGAGCCTGTTCGGCATCTCGGCCGCCACCTACCCGCTGTGGCGTTCGCTGATTCACTCGGCGGGCTCCACGACTCTCAGCATCGCGACCATCCAGCAGATGGGCGCCAAGCTGGCCAACAACGGCCTGACGAGCGGCGGCAAGCTGTTCGTGAGCGCCGCCACGTTCGCCGATCTGGTGGCGGAACTGCAGGCGGACGACCGGTACAACAACCCGGGCGCCGATGCCAAGCAGACCGGTCACTATAACCTGCTGGTCAAGACCAGTGCGGGACCCGTGGACGTCGCGGTCCACAAGTTCCAGCAACAGGGCTTCGCGTACTTCCTCGCCAAGGGGATCGGCAAGCGGGTCGGCTCGACCGACAACACCTTCAGCCTGCCGGGAACCAACAAGTGGTTCTACGTCGAGCTGGAGTCGAGCGCGGGCTGTCAGGTCCGTGTCTTCAGCAACCAGGCGCCGATCCTGACGGTGCCGTACCACTGCGCGATCGTGAACAACATCCAGAACAACGGCGACACGACGCCTGCGTGATGACGAGTTTGGGGCTCGGCTGTCAGCCTACGCGGCGCTGGCAGTCGGGCCCCTACCCCTTTGCCCCAACGAGGTCCACATGCTCCCCGCCCTGTTCGCTGGTCAGATGGCAATGAACTACCTCCAACAGCGCCAGCAGGAGCAGGAGGCCCGCAAGCGTGCGGCGGCGCAGATGCGTCAGCGGTCCGCGCAGCAGCTCGGCGCCCCGACCGCGAACGTGGATGCGGCCGAGTTCAACCGCGACCAGCGGCAGAAAAACGACCGCGACCGCACGCAGATGTTCAACCAGCTTTTCGGATACCTGAACAGCCCCGGGGGCCAGTAGGTGGACGACTCCGAGATGCTGGAGGCGGTCCGGCATGCCACTGGGCTGCCGGATAGCCACCCGGACTACGATGACGCGCGGCTGAGAATCGAGATCAGCGACACGCTTCGCACCGTGTTCGGTGTGCCGATCGTCAAGGCCAAGGCGGGCTATTGGCTGCAGCCCCACACGGGCGACATGGTGAGCGGCACCAGTGTCTATCAGATTCCGGGCCGCTCGATGGCGCAGGGCCTCAAGAGCATCGAGGTCAGGCAGTCCAGCACGGATGACTACTACCCGCTGGACGAAATCTCATTCGAGATGGCGGGCCGCTACGACACCCGAAGCGGCAAGCCCGCCAAGTACGTGGTCTACACGGACTTCGTCCGCATCGTGCCGAAGCCCGACAGTAGCAACTACGACTTTCGGATGTGGTACTACCTGCGCCCCGCCGACTTGGTGGAGGAGCAGACTACTTCGGGCATCATCACGTCGCTCAACACCAGCACGCGCGTGGCCCTGATGGCCCTCACGCCGGCCGACCGCGACACCGGCAACGACATTACGTCGAGCTCCACCGTGGATGTGGTGAGCACGGTGGGCGCGCACGAAACCCATCTGGTGGGCGCTTCGCTTTCGGCCGTCGCGAGCGACACGAGCGTCACGTTTGCGAGCGGGACCGACCTGTCGCGCGTCGTGGTGGGTGACGCGGTGCGGGCCGCCGGGCAGACCGATTGGCCCATGCTGCCGCAGGAATTCCACCGTACGCTTGCCGATGTGACGGGCGCCGTCATCCTGGCTGGAGGTATCGGCGCAGTCCAGAAGGCGGGCGGCCTCACCGGAAAGGCTGGCGATGACTACAAGCGCTTCATCGATTTGCTTGAGCCCCGCGTCAAGGACAATGCTCGCAAGCTCATTCCTCGCGTGCGCCCTGGGGTGCGGGGCCGCTTCGGAACTCGATGGCCAGTGGCAAGCTCATGAGGACGGGGTAGCGGGACAGATGGCCGAGTACCCGATCAAGCCGTTGCGCGGTCTGTGGCGAGACCAGAACCAGCTTCTGAACCCGCCGGGCTCCATGTCGGTCGCCCGCAACATGGTGATTCGACGTCAGGGCGTCCTGGAGCCCATTCACGGCTCCGAAGACCTCGACCTAGAAGGCACCGTCAGTCACACCAACGAGCCTGTGGCGGTCATGGACGCGGGCGGTGGCTATCTGATCTACGTCGAGGAGAGCGGCGGCTCGCACACCACTCGCTGGTACAACGCTGGCGCCAAGACGCAGATCCTCAACGCCGACAGCAACTCCGACCAGTACGAGACCGGACGCGAGCACCTGATGCGCTACCGCGACGATCGCTGGTACCTCACCACGACGGGCGGTGTGGTGGTGCTGGACTCACAGGCCGACACTACCAGTCGCAAGGCGGGCCTGCAGCCGCCAACCCTGGCCCTCACGCTTTCCACCAGCGGCACGGTGCGCGCCGTGGCGGATACCAAATACGTCGCCTATCGGACCACGTTGGTGCGTGAGATGACGGACGGCACGTTCGTGGAGAGCGCGCCGAGCTCACCGGCATTCATCAAGAATGGTGCTGGAGCCACGCGTAACGTATCGGTCTCCTGCTCGCTTCACCCCAGCCTGACGGCCATTGCGGGAGACAAGGTGCGGGTGTACCGCACGGTCGCGTTTGCCACCAAGGAAGTCGACGACTACATGCGGCTGGCGGTCGAGCAAGAGATCGACTCCACCGATATCAGCAACGGCTATGTGACCGTGTTGGACGCCAACACGGACGACGATCTGTCGGGCGAGGAGCTGTACACGAACGCTGGACAGAAGGGCTTACTGAAAGCGCACTACCCGCCACCGCAAGCGAGGGACATTGCGTGGTTCAAGGGTAGCGCGTGGGTGATCGCATCGCGTGAGCGCCACTCGTTCGACTTTCGCATCCCGGCTCAGTGGGGAACGCTGGACTCGACGAACCTTGCCAACGGGATCGGAATCCGGTCAATCACCGGCGACACAAACAGCAACACCACGCTCGACAACGTGAGCGACATGACCGGCATCGTGGTGGGCCAGACCATCACCGGCACCGACATTGCGGCCGGCACCACGGTCGCGGCTCTTCCGGGCGGCAGCGTCATCACGCTCAGTCAGGCCGCTACCGGCACGACCGGAGGCGGCTCGTTTACGATCAAGGATGTGCTGGAGGTGGACGGCACCGATATCGACATGGGCAACCCCAAGGGGATGTTGCTCGAGCTAGACTCCAACAGCATCGATGTGCAGGTGCAGCTATCGCTCCCGTACGATGGCGCCACCGACAACGAGCTGATCGTGGGGTTTGAAGCGTCGTTGTCGCGTCACTACCCGGAGAGCACCGGCAACCCCATCACGCTACGGGCCACCAACGGTGCGAACTACTCGCCCGCGCTACCGGAGATTGGCGAGACGGTCGTGAACAGCGATGCGGCCGAGCGCTTCACTCGCTTGGCCTACAGCGAGCCGAATCAGCCGGAACACTGGCCGCTAGTGAATCGGCTGGAGATCGGCCAAGGGGAGATTGTCCGCATCGTGCCTGCTGGCGATGTGATGTATGTGTTTGATGGCGGGGCGCGGAAAATCTATGCCGTGACCGGCACCGGTGGCGATGACTGGCGGTCCGATCTGGTGGCGGAGGATGTGCTGCTCGTGAGCCCACACGCCGTGGTGAGCTACGGCGGCACGGTCTACTTCTGGGGCGACGCAGGCCTGATGGCGCTTCGGGGTGGACAACTGGTGAACCTGAGCGGCGGGCGGCTGAGCGACTACTTCAAGGATGCGTTCGATGCGCTGGTGAGCAGTTGGGGCGAGACCTACAACTGGACGCGCGATGGGCAGATGGCCTTTGACGCCTTCCATGGGGAGTTGTGGCTCACGACCGCCGAGGGTGGGGACCCGTTGCTCTACAACGTCCAGACCGATGAGTTCTACGAATACACCAACCCGAGTGGTGACGCGTCCAGCGTGCGGCTGCCGGTCTACAGCGCCGACGAGCTGCTGATGTACTACAGCTATCTGAATAGCGGCACCTACTACCCGCGGCGGTTTTTGGCCTGGACCAGCACATCGCGTGAGACCGGAACCTTCACGCTCAATCGCCTGGACCTGGGGGAGCCCGGCATTCTGAAGAAGTGGCGAGAGATCGTGTGGCTGTACGCGCCCAGTGCTGCCGTCACGCCCACGATGAGCATGACGACCGTGTGCGACGCGCAGACGGGCGGAGCGAGCGTGCAGCAGACAGTCAGTCGCGCGGTCGATGCTTCCGACCCGACCGAGGCGGTTACGCACGTGCCGCGCAATTGCGGGATGAGTAACCAGCTGCAGATCAAGATGCAGTCGGACGGCTCGGTCTACTGGGCCCTGGAGGGCATCGTGGTGCGGGCCGAGGCGCTCGTGGACCGCACGGGGGCCCGCACATGACGACGGTCCGCAAGGTGGATAACTACTCGACCGATCCCGGTGTGCTCGCGCGCGAAGTCGCGATGCTGGCGCGTGACGTGCGGGACGGCCAGCGGATCGAAGTCGCGGGCCCGTTTCGGTACAGGGGCGTGGTGCGGTTGCCTTTCGGGCTCGACGTAGGGGGCCGTAAGCCCCTCTTGCTGGTGGCGACCTACACGGATCAAGAGACCGAGTACGCAACGCTCGCGTCCTGGAAGTGGCGCAACGGCGAAGCGCAGGTGCAGAGCCTGGCGGTAGCGCCCAGCAGCGGCACCAGCGTGACGCTCACATTCTTCGCGCTCAGGGAGGCGGGCTGATGCCTCCTGCACGCAGACGCACTGGCGCCGAGGCGGCGGAACGCAATCGTGACCCCACCATCACGACCGAGCACGTCAATGCCCAAACTGGTGAGAGCACCAGCAGCGCGGGCGGTGGCCGCGGCAGCGGGAGCGAAGGAAGCGCAGGCATGAGCGACAACGAAATTGCAGAGCAGTTGCTGGCGCTTGCCGAAGAGAGCTTTGAAGGCACTCAGGCCGAGTGGGACGCCTATCGGGCCGACATGCTGCGCCGCATCGCGGATGGCAGCAACGCGCTATCGACGTCGGGATTCATCGGCTCCCAGGAGGAGACCGGGCTCGTCGGCGATTACCGGGAGTTGTTCGGAGACCTGTTCGGGGAGGACATCGAGGCCGCCGATTACGTAGGTGACTATTCGAGCCAAGCCGGGCGCGCTCGCGGCGATGAGTGGGCGATGGGTCAGGCTCGAGACACCCTGCAGGACCTGCGGGAGCGTGGTCAGGAGGGCATCACGCCCATCGAGCGGCTGCAGATGGAGATGGCGCGGCGTGACCAGGAATCCCAGCAACGCTCATCGCGCGAAGCGGCCCTTCGGGACATGCGCTCGCGGGGCTTCGGGGGCTCCGGCATGGAGATGGCGGCGCTGCTCGGCACCCAGCAGGAGACAGCAAACCGACGCGCGCTGGAGAATCAGGCCGCGATGGCGGGCGCCCAGCAGCGCTCTGATCGAGCGCTTGGCCAGGCGGGTCAGTTGGGCCTCGGAATCGATCAGCAGGCGTTCGGGCAGGATTACCAGCGCGGCCAGGCGCGCGACCGGGCGAGCGAGTTCAACAACAATCTGCGTGCTGATTACGATCAGTACGTGACCGGCACCCAGCTGGCCAACCGTGAGCAACAGTGGGGCGCCGGTGGCGAGGTCCTGAGCGAGGGCCAGGAGGCCAGCCGGCAGCGCTACAAGTACAACGTGGCGCCGGCCATCTGGGGCACCGAATCGGCAGGCCGGTACCTGTCGCCCCGCAAGCCCGACACCGCGTCCACCACCGATGCGCTCAAGAGCATCTGGGGCGCCCAGCAGGCGGAGCGCGCGGCCAGCTCGCTGGAGGACGACGGCTTCAATCTCACGGACCCGACGACTTGGTTTTGAGCGGGCCCTTCTGAGGACGACATGGCGCTATTTGACACCATCGCAGAATTGGAAGAAGAGGAGCGGCTCAAGCAGACGCCGTCGTACGCCTACGATGACGCGGGGGAGCCCGTGGTGCGCACGGCAGAGCTGCAGTACGAACCGGGCGCAGACGAATACGCCGAGCAGATTGCTACCGCGCTCGATGACTCGCTGAGCCGTGCTCCCACGTTCGCCGGCATGTCGCAGGCGCCAGCCACGCTCGACACCACCAGCACTGGCGTCCGGCCCGAGCCGGACCTACAGGCCCAGATGGCTCCGATCTTGGATGCCATGCCCGAGATCTCACCCACGCCGCCGTCGTCCGCTCAGGCTCCCCAGCAGGCCTCCATGGCACGGCCCCCGATGCCGGCGCCCAGCACGCAGGCGATGACCCCGGCGCAACTGTCCAGCATGCCGGCGGGCTTTCAGGCCATCGCGACGCCCGAGCGCGACCGCCCCGAGACAGCACCCCAGTATGGCACCGGGCGCGTGCCCGGCATGTCGAGTCAGGACATCGCGGCCCACATGCAGAGCCTGGGGCTGCGGGGCGCCGGAGGCGCGTTGCCGAGCGACCGCAGGCCCCCGATGCGGATGCCGGGCAGCTACGCGCAGGCGCTCCAGATGGACCCACAGGCCCGGGAGCGGGCGTTGTCGAGTCTGTCGCGCATCTCGCCCGAGCAGCGGCAGGCGCTGCAGATGCTGCCCGGCGCTCCATCGGGCCCGAGGCAGCTTGACCCGCTCAAGCGCGCAAGGATTGCGTCCGAGATGGCCAAGGCGGACATGTACGGCGCCCGCGGGGGCCTGTATGGCGCCCAGGCCAGCAAACTGTCCCGCCTGCGGCGCGGCGGTGGAGGCGGCGGCGGTATGCCGCGCGGCAGCGAGCAGTACAGCAGCGCGAGCGTGACCGATCTGGTCAATCGCAGCTTCGAGCGGGCCGGCCGACAGCCGCCGCCGGGACTGGTGGCGCGCGCTCAGGCGATGGACGGCATGCCGCACAAGCAGCGGCTCAAGGCCTGGCAGGGCATCCTGAAAGACATCGATGACGAGTTGGCGTCGGCCGGCAAGCGCGATTTGGCGCAAAGCAAGGCGCAACTTCAGGTCGAGAAGGAATCCGGCAAGGACGCTCGGGAGTTCATGAAGGACGCGGGCCCTAACCTGTCGATCCTGAAGCTCATCGAGGATTTCGAAGAGCGCAACGCTGACGTCGCCGACATGGAAGGCGTGGGCGTGGTCGAGGGCTACAAGCCCGACATGTTCACGGGCAAGGAAGGACTCGAAAACCGAGCCACATTGCGGCTTCTGAACGAGAAGTGGAAGCGTTTTCAGTCCGGCGCAGCCGTGTCGATCAGCGAAGATGCGGCATTCAAGATGCAGGCCGGTACCGACGAAAACGCCACTCCGGACCAAATCCGGACCGCCATGGCAACCCTGAAGGACCTGGTGACATCCGATACGCGCGCCAAGGCGGTGGGGCGCGAGGCAGAGGCCCGCAAGGTGGCCGAGCAAGCCGGCGCTCGCGGCTTGTTCGAAGATGGCCAGAGCGATGCCCGCACCCCAACCCACAGGCGCACCAACAAGCGCACCGGTGAGGTGCAGGTGAGCTACGACGGCGGAAAGACGTGGGAGGCCAGTGCCGGATCCTGATGACGAGTGGGAGGTCGAGGCGCTCGCGGATGACGGCGAGTGGGAGGTGGAGCCGGTCACGGCCCCGCAGGTCACCACTGCGCCCCCCAGTACGCCCCCACGGCGCGCTCAGGCCCCCGAATCGGCAGACCCGGGGCTTGGGGCCTCCGTGCTGCACGGCGCCTCTCTGGCGCGCTCAGACGAGATGACGGGCGAGGGCTACGCGCAGGCGCCCGAGGTGGCCGCCAGTGTGCCGTGGTTTCACAGGTTGGCTCGCAAGATGACGGGCGACCCGAACCTACCTATCCCTACCCGCACCCCCCGCACGCTCGAGCGCGGCACGGGCGCCCAGCAGACCACCGGTGGCCAGGGCGAGGACTATCGGGTCGGGCGCGCGGGCGCCCAGCAGGAGCTTGAGCAGGAGCGGCAGGCCCATCCGGTCGCGAGCCCGCTGCTGGAGGCCGGCGCGGCTGGTGCCGTCACGCTGCCGCTCAGCCTTGCGGCCGCGCCGACCGCGACAGCCGCCCTGATGGCCGAGGGCGGGCTACTGGGTGGCGCCTACTCGTCTGGGGCCAGCGAGGCCGAGACGCCCCTGCAGTTGGCCGGTGACACGGCGTTTGGGATGGTGTCCGGGGCGGCGCTGAACCCGCTTATTCCGGGCGCCACACAGGCTGTGGGGCGGGGGCTGGATTCGCTCAGGCGCGGCGTGGGCCAGCAAGCTTCCCGGCGGCGGCTGGGCGCTACGGGCGCGTACGGATCTGATGTGGCGCACTTGATGAAATCCAAGGGGCCTGCACGCGCCGACCAGATGGCGCGTCAGATGGAGGATTCGGGGCTTGGTGGCATCCGGTCGTGGCAGGCCACAGCAGAGCGCGCGGCTCCTGTGGTGGAGCGGGCCGGCCAGCAAATTGGCGACCTGAACGAGGCTGCCACCCAGGCAGGCGTACGGGTCAACCTCAAGCCCGTCGCCGAAGCGATCGATGCGCAGGCGCAACAGCTGCGCAGCATGAGTTCTTTGCCGGGTGTGCAGAACGAGGCCGACGAGCTTTCCCGCACGGCTTCGGCCCTCATGCAGGACGCAGATTTGTCGTTTGCCCAAGCGCACCAGTTGCGCAAGTGGCTCGACTCCAAGGTATGGAGCAACCAGAAAGCAAGCTTCGCGGACCCGGCGGCGGGGGCCGCTGCAGAGCGGTACCGGGAGCTCGCCGGTCAGTTGCGTGGCCGCATGGACGCGGGATTGCAGGACGCCGGCCAGGGCGAGGTGGCCCAGGCCCTGCAGGCAGCCAATCGGGAGTATGAGGCGGCCGCATTCGCGCTGAACGCGGCCAGCAAGCGCACCGCACGGGAGGCCGGCAACCAAGCGCTTTCGATGCAGTCACTAATCAGCGGAACGGCCGTCGGTGGCGGTGGCGTCATGACCGGAAACCCCGTGGAAGGGCTGGTGGGCGGCGCAAGCGCGGCGCTCGCGTCGGAGGGAGTGAAGCGTTACGGCAACGCCGCGACCGCTACGGGTCTACGGGGCGCCGAGCGCGGCCTTTCCCGCCTGGCGCGCACGCGCGTACCCACAGCGGCCTCCAGCCCCTTGCGTCGTGGTGTGGCCGCAACCGCAGGCGCCCCGTCGGGATCCAGCATGGACCCCGCCACCGTGTTGGCCACCATCGATCAGGACCCGGAAGCGTTCGGGCAACTGACGCCACAGGTTAGAGAAGCGGCCCTGAGGGGTGACGTCGAGCAAATGAACGCCGCAATCCAGTACGCAGCGAGGTAGAGCCATGATGCTATTTTTCGACAGCAAGAACGAACGCGAGAGCTACCCGATCAGCAACATCGAGTGGCAACTGGCCCACGAGGGCAAGCTCCACGCCTACCAGCGCGATACGCGCATGCTGTGGCGGCCAATCGGCACGGGCGAAAACCCGAGCAACTGGGAGACGGTCTCGGGGCCCTTCAAGCCACGCGCCTTCTGGGGGCAGACGTTGCGCGAGGACACCGAGCACGTCTTGAGCGCAACTGAGATCACGGCCAACACGCACCACATCGTGTTTGGCGAGCTGATCGTCGACGCGCCCCTGACGGTCAACGGGCAGATCGAATTCCGGCAGGACGACACGGGCGAGCACGTCGCGATGCAAGACACGCTCGTGCAGCGCGGCGAGATGACGCTGGAGGGCCAGATGACGCTCGATGGTGAGCTCCAGTTCGAGCCCACGCATGAAGACGTCAACCTGTCGATGCAGCGCAAGACCATCACGCATGACCGCACGGTCACGATCCCGGACGACTACCAGCTGCACGTGGTGGGCGGCCTGCAGGTGGATGGAAACCTCATCACGAACGGTGAGTTCGTGGAGTGACAGCAACCAAGCCGCGCGGAAAGTAGAGAACAGTAGAGATGGCAACCGGAATCAATCTGAAGAAGGAAGCGACCAGCGCATCGGTCGACTCCGATCACGAACGGCTGCAGGTGGACGCCAACGGCTACCTGCAGCAGGTCGACAGCGCCGGCAACGCGTTTCCGATCGGCGAGTTCTACCTCATGACGCAACTGGCGACTCTCTCGACCTCATCGAGTGCGTTCGTGGCGGCGCCGGCCGCGGGGCTCGTGACCGAGCTTCGCACCGTCATCACCAACGCGATCACGTCTGCTGACGCGACCGTGACGGCGGAGATCGAAGACGTGGCGATCACCGGGATCTCCATCACGGTAACTCAGTCGGGTTCGGCGGCGGGTGACGTCGACTCCGACACCGCGACCGCGGCCAACACGCTGGCGGCCAACGATGCGCTGGAGGTCGTGACGAACGGCAACAGCTCCACCGCGTGTGTGACGCCTGCCACGTTCTCGGTGCAGCGTACCTGATCGGTGGTCTGAGGTGCCGAGCCCCCGCCCGTGGTAGCCTGCGGGCGGGGGCCACCCCCTAAATCGGAGATGGACAGATGAGCGTGCTCTTGACCGGCGACCAGATCATGAGGGACGTGGCGTTTCTGCGCGGCAAGCCCTCCAACGCGAATGACGGCAGCGCCAGCGCCGCGACCGCAACCGGTGCGGTGGCGATCAATGGCGGGCCCATCGCGGGCGGCACGGCCGTGCCGAACTACCTGCTGCGCAGCCCCCCGGTGGGGCGACAGTACGTGGTGGGCGCAAACGCGCAGAACCCCGGCCGTCTGCCGGGCCACTGGGTGCCGGCCGGCTACGTGTGCCGCTACCCCGACGAGGGGTTGCAGACGCTTCGGGGCGACCCGGACATCGTGCTGGATGGTGAGTTGGTGCCCGAAGCGGTATCGGTCGTGCGTTACCTGATCGGGCTCGTGTGCGACAACGATTTCAACGTCAACGTGGGCGACTCCAGCGTTACGGACCCGGCAGAGAGCGGGTTTTACGCAGGGCGAACGCACTACTACTTCTACGCCGGCTACGGGACGGGCGTCACTCACATGAACCTGATCGCCACGCCGGCCCTCAAGTACACCTGGTGGTACGCAGGGGGCGGTGCGCCGCTGCTCTGATGGTCGATCGCAGACAGGTTGGCAGTGGGCTCATTCGGCGCCCTGGCGCGCGTGGTGGCGGTGGAGTGCCGTTGCCGACCATCCCGGACGTCGGCACCCACACGGCATGGTGGCGTGGCGATCTTGGCGTCACGCTGGGCGCGGGCGGCGTGACGGCCTGGACGGACCAGATCGGCGGCGCGGTCCTGGCGCAGTCGACCGAAGCCGAGCGGCCCCAACGGGTGAGCGCTAGTTTCGGGACGCCTGCCCTGTACTTCGACATCGCCGACTCCGACAACCTCACCACGACGGATGCAGGCGTGGTGGCGCTTGCGGCAGGGGAGGACCAGCCCTGGACGGCAATGTTCGTGGCCGACACCGACCATTCGAGCGGCGTTGGCGTGGCGCTTGCCTGGAGCGATGTCGATCTAGACACCAATTACTTGTACTGCGGCGTCAACGATACATCGGTCCGGGCCGTCATCGACGACGGCACCTCGACGTTTACCCGCACCGGCACCAACGGGTATGGCACCAAGAGCGTGGTGGTGTGGCGCCGGTCACCCGCCGGCACGGCGATTCGCGCCTACGTGAACGGCGGCAGTAACGAGATCAGCGCCGCATTCAACGTGGGCTCGCTGTCGATCGACACGTTCTCTGTCGGCGCGCTGGTGGGAGCGTCGGGCGTGTCGCTCGAGCACAACTCGTATCTGCGGGTTGCCGAACTCTCGCTGTGGGACGGCTCACTGGACGAAGCCGACATCAACACGATCGGCGAATACATGGCGGCGCTGCACGGCACCACCTGGACCACCATTACGGACATCTGATGGCAGAGCAACTCGAGGGCGCACGCGCCGACATGGAGCTGATTCGCGATGCGGTCGATACCGCGCTCGGCTACCCGGTGCGGGATGGGCGCCACGTGGGCGGCGGGCGGCATTTCGAGATCGATCGCAGCATTCCGGGACCCGGCTGGACGATACGGCATGCACGCGTCCGCAAGCACCCGAGCCGCGAGCTGTACGCCTACCCGGTGACGGAGCGCGTGCTGGCGCTGGACGGGCAGGTGGTGCAGGTGCGGGGCCAGGACGTCACGATCGACACCAGCGGGCGCGTGGAGCGTGACGGCGAGTGGGACGCTAGCGCAGCGCGGGTGAGGTGATGGGGAGGCGGTGATGAGCGACAGCGACCCATTCCGTAAAAGCATGATGAGCGGGCCGGCGGCCAAGACAGCCGCGACTGGCGGCGGTATCGCTGCCGTGGTTGTTGCCGCGATGGGATGGATGACAAACGCCACAGCCAACAGCAACGAGACCACACGGTCAGAGTTGACGAAGATGCGGGAGTCCGTGCAGGCGCTGGAACGACAACAGGCCGTCATCCTCACCCGCATGAACGCTTCTGACAAAGCCTCGGACGCGTACAAGCAGGTAGTGGCCGAAGCGCTGGGAGAGATCAAGGCGGAACTCAAGGAGGGCAACCGACGGCGTAGGCGCTGAGCCCTGCAGCCGGCGCATGGGCGAGGACCCTCCTCCTCGCGGGCGTTATGACCCCGTGCAGCCCGTGCGCCACCTGGAGGACTCAGAATGAACAGCAACAAGACGGACAACACTTGGGAGTCGGGACGCGATGATGGCTTGGCCGCGCCGTGGCCAATCAAGATTCATTTCGACTTCACCCCTCATGTCCCATTCAGCCCCGGCTGCATCTTCGATGGTCTGGAGACCGGCAGCTGGTACTGGCTCTCTTGCTCGTGCCGCCGCTGCACGCCATGGTGCTGACCATGGACTGGCGAAAACAGATCGTGCACTGGAACATTCAGGACTGGGCGAAGGCGCAGAAGGCGCAGCAATGCATCGTGGGCACCGGGTGCCTGACCGGAACGATGACGGTCATGAGCCGGCGATTCACGGGATGCCACTTTGTGGAGGCGGCATGAAGCAACTGAAACTCTCGACCCTGCTGACCATCCTGGCCACCGCGGTGGGCTGCGTGCACGCCCCGACGCCGCTCGAAACGGAGCACGTGGCCAACAGCGCGCAGAACACATTGAACATGGTCGGCGAGCGGATGGCACGCGCCGACGGGCAGATGCTCGCGGCGGAAGAGATCGCGGACGCCCAGGGCATCGAGTCGAAGGACCTGCGGGACGCACGCGCCGTCATGGACGTGGCCAAGCGCAAGTACGCCGACGCGCAGGACCTCTTGCAAGACGTCCATGCGGGCGTCGCGGGCTACGGCGACCTGATGCGCGGCGTGGGCGAGCTCGTGACGGCCGTGACGACGGCGGAGAAGAGCATCTTGCGATTGCTGGAGGTGGACGATGCGAATCAGGGACCTGCTCCGACTGACAGCACGCGATCTCGTGATGGCCCTGGCACGGCGGTGGAAGGACCCCGAACGCAGGAAGGCGCCGCGCCCGTCGTTACGCCGGACGTATCGCCGCTGGAGGATGCGCCACCCGAGGACTGACGACACGCCGCGCGAGTGGCCCTAGTAGCGCTCGCACCGCCGCGCCGCGGGGTGCCATTGTCCATGGACGTAGATGGCGATCGGGGGCTGAGCAGGGCATGCGCGCCACCAGGAAACCATCCCCTCCACGTATGGCGGGTACTCCTGCCCGCAATACCGGCACCGCAAACGCACGGTGGCCCATTCGATGAAGCGGCGCCGTATCCCACGCCAGTTCATCGCCGCCCTGTGCCGCTGGGGTCGGGGTTGTTCATCGCCTCCAGCAGCTGCGCAAACGTAGACGGCATCTCGCCACGTCGTCCGAGCACGCATTCACATGGCCGCCGGAACGACCCGATCGCTCCCGGTACGCTCGACCCGACCACATCCATGGCAGTGCACCCGCCCGTCTCCCTGTGGTCGCTCATCGAATGCCCGCAGTCTTCGCAGTTTCCGCCGCCTGCCTGAGCCCATTCGCGGATGTTCCAGTGCTGTATCTCGTCTCGCCAACTCACCGCCGCCCCCTGTCGTCGCGGGCCGTCATGGCTGGCGCCCCAGCATCCGTGTGGGGAGCGGGTCGGACGCACTCGCACAACTGCCATTCAGGCGCTGAATGGAAAGCCTTTCGCAGCCAGCGCAGCCCCCTCCCGCCGCACCGAAGGCACTTCTCATCGGCCGTAATCTTCACCTCCACGCGGCTCACCTTCCGCGCCCGCTTCACGTCGTCGTCAGTCATGGGGTGTCGTCCTCGCTGCGGGCGCGTTCGTTGCGATACAGTGCATCTACGTGACGTGGCGCAAGTACACCACCAACTCACGCGGGAGCGATCGAGTCTTCTCCCGCAGTTCATCCCGCTCCCTTTCGGCCGCATGCAGAGCCAGGCGCACGTGGCGCAGCATGTCGTACGCCTTGCCGGTCCCGCCGCACCCGCAGGGCCCGCTCAGCGCCTCGCCCGTACCGGCGCATCCGTCGCACATCTCGGCCTTCTCCCGCTCGGCCCGCACCGCCTCGGCTGCGTGCTCGTTGAGGTGTTCGTAGAACACTTTTGCCAGTTCGGCGCGATTGCGATAGCCCTGGACGTTTTCGCATGTCTGCTGGAATCGCAGCCAGCGCATTTCATCCCTCTCGCTCGGCTCACTCATCACGCCTCCAATCGCCCAGCACGCCATCACGCCACAGTCGCCCGTCCTGGTGCCCCAGGTCGCCCCTGAGCCCCGAGCAGAACGCCAGCAGGTGAATCACCTCGTGCTGCCAGACGCGCCTGGGTGCGCCCGCTGCCAGCACCAGCACGGGGCGCGTGTCGGGGTCCAGCCAGACCGGCAGCGCGCCACAGCGTGACGGCGCGCCCGAGGTCCTGTTGCTCCGCGCTCGAGAGCGGGACGGCACTGGGCGGCAGCGAGGACGCGCATCCGACGAGCAGCAGGGGCAGCAGGCGCGTCATTGGATAGATTCCGTGCATGGGACGCCTTCGTGTTCGTCGCACACCCGTTTGCTATTGCCAGCCACCAGTACCAGCCTGCCAGGCTCCCATCCCGCCGGGGGCGGCTGATCCGCCGGATAGCCCACGTCACGGTAATCGGCCAACACTTCTCCGCAGTCCACACAAAACTGAAGGCCGTTAGCGAACGGCCCCGCTAGATGCACTCGTGGCTCACTCATTCGTCGACTCCGAGCAGTTGCAGGACGCGGGTGTAGGCTAGTGCGGAGCCATTCCACATGATCGCTGCGACCCCGTCCTTGCGCGCATAGGCCGACGCCTCGTCCCGCAGCTCCCGCAGCGTCGCGACCAGCTCCTCGCGTTCGGTGACCATCTCCCGCACGCGCTCCAGGATGCCATGGTAGCCATGCACAGCCGCCCGATCGTAGTCGCCGAAAGCGATATCGCACACGTCCGACAGGATGCCGCCGCTTTCCTGGGCGCACCGTTCCTCTGCCTCCAGGGCGCGCTCCAGCTCCTCGCGTTCGCGGCGGAAGTGCGCAGCGTACTCGCGCCAACATCCACCAGAGCGCTCCATGTCCTGGAGGATTGCCTCAGTGCCGCCTTTATCGCGGGGCTCCTCGCGGCTCGGCTCGGCGGGCTCCAGTGTCGCGAGGGCCGCACGTGCAGACGCGGGCGGGATGGGCACGCCATCCGCATTCTGCCAGCCGCCATCCGCGACTTCGCGCAATATCGCGCGGATGGGCTCCAGGTCGGCGGGCTCCTCGCGGCTCGGCTCGGCGGGCCCACCAAAGCGGTCGCGGTTGCCCTGCTCGACCGCGGCCTCGATCTGCTCGTCGCTCAGGCCCACGTCAGCGATGCGCACAGCCTTGGGGAGCGGAGGCTCGAAGGGCTCATCGCGACAGTCGCATTCACCGCGCTCAGGGTCGGTATGGAGCGCGCACCACGACTCATGCGCAGTGGTTGTCGGGTCAGGCGCATGCTCCGGGCAGTAGTCGATGCGGGCGCCGCACACGTGGTCCAGCACGGATTCGATCGCGGGCGCGTCGCAGTGGTCGCACGTCGGGGTGGCGGGCTCGGGGCGCGCGAGGGCGGCGCGGAGGGATGCGGCGTGTTCTGGACGCAGTTGCGTCACCAGCACCACGCCCACCCCATCCGTCCGCGAGTATCCGAGCCAGTCGCTTTCGGTCACCGTCCACACGTCATCCACCCAGGTTTACCGGCAGTTCGCAGCTTCGCAGTCGGTCCATGGGCACACCTGCTGCGTGGCACGCGAAGCCCAGACAGCACATGCCATAGCCCGTCAGCAGCCCGCTCGCATCCGGGCCCTTGCCGCGCAACCACAGGTCTCGATACACGGTGAACTCTTTCAGCTCGCTCATTAGATGCACTCCAGGTACGCGCCCAGCAGCGCCATCGCGCCGCCTACCGTGATCGCGATAGCGCCGCCGACCGACAGCCAGAGCCAGAGGTCACGCGTCATTGTCGCGCCTCGGGCGGCCTTCGAGGTCCGCGTAGCAGGTGGGCAGGACCTCGTTGCGTTCCTGCGTCCATCGTTCCCACTCCATCACGTCGAACGGCACCCCGTCCTGTTTGTGGAGCGGCTCCACCTTGAGGATCTTGCTATGGGTGTGCGTCACCCAGCAGGACTTGCCGACGCACTTCGCCAGGCTCAGCGAGCCCATCGCGTTCATGAAGCGAACCACCATGGCGGCGTCCAGGAAGTAGCCCGTCAGGCACTGTCCACCGGCGCCGTCATCGTACTCGAAGCATGCGCACAGCCCGACCATGCCGTTGTACACCTCGCCGATATCGGCGCTTGTGACGCGGGCCAACTCTCGCGTGCCCTGTTCCATCACTCGCTCGCCGGGGTAGCGCGCCCGCCCGTGCAGTCGCCGCCCTTGCTGCGCACCAGCTCGGCCAGCTCCATGGCGGCCTGCAGCACGCGCGCGTCGCCCGCCTTGGCGGCGTCGGCCGCCAGGTTGTTCAGGGATTGCGCGATGCGGTCGAATCGTGCCCGGAAGCTCGCGGGCGGCCTGTTGCTCTTGGGTGTGGTCTTGTCGGTCATGGCTCTAGTCTCCTCGCCGCTCAGGCCCCATGGGTCGACATGCAGATCGTCGTGGAGCCGGGCGGCTATCTGTAGGTTTCGGGTTGCTCGTTTGGGGTCTCGCACAGGCTAATAAGGGATATCGTCGTCATCGGGTGGAGGCGGGCCATCGTCGCCGCTGTCGGCAGTCGTGGACGTTCGGCGGCGTTCCATCTCGCTTTGCGCGGCGCTGATGATGCCGGGCTTGTCGCTCTTGCTCAGCAGCCATTCGAGGTAGTTGCCCGGAACGTCCGCCCACTTGCGGCCCTTGTACTTGCCGAAGTTGATCGTGCCGCTGGTGCCGCTGCGCCTGGGCGCGTCGCGCGGCCCCTCCTGGGCGCGTCCGCTGTTGACGCGATCGCCGTCGCGTTCGCTGTCCGCCTCCGGGTCTCCGCCTCCAGCGATCACGAACACATTCTTCCACGCCTCGCGGATGGCGGCGGTCTGCGCCTTCATGAGCGCCTTGTCTCGGTAATCGATGCCGGCGCCCAACCCCTCGTAGGCGTGCTCTCCGAAGGTGACGGTGGCGCGCACCTTGATCAGGTTCTCGTCGCCCTGCTTGCCCTTCACCCATTCGTCGCTGACGATCTCGAATCGCACTGAGTCATGCCACGCCCCGCCTTCCGGCAGGTGGTGATTGATGGCGGTCTTGATCGCCTCCTCGCTGAGATAGCTGTAGTTGCTGTGCTTGTTGGTTTTGTCCTTGGCCAACTTGCCGATCATGGCGGCGACGCGGGCAAGGCGCTCCAGCGTGTCTGTGGTGTCGGGCTCGCTCACTCGTCGTCCTCCACCGGCACTGCGCCGGTTCCGTTGCACGTCGTGCATTGCTCGGGCGCGGGCCGCCCAACGCTCCAATCGTAGCGCCACCTGCTAGGCATGATGCGCTCGCCGTCGCACGTCGGGCAGTCGGTCATGCGCGCCCGAGCGCACAGGTCATCGTATTCGTCCAGCACGGTGGTGGGCGGCTGTGCGGGCTCAGTCATGGCTGCCCCCGTAGCGCTGCTTCGCACTCGTTCAGGATCGCATCTAGACGGCCCGTGACGTCGAGCGGATCGCCGTTGTTTTGATGCATGGCGAGCTGATCTGTTGCCAGGGCGCGAATCATCATCAGCGCGTCCCTGTAGGAGGACGGCCCGCCGGGGGAGGGGGGCGCCGGGGGAATGGCGTCCGTGTCCTCGACCCCGGCGGGCTCGACCACAAGCTGTGTGTTGACGTTCGCCTTCGCTGCGCAGCGCCGGTGCCAGACCTCGCGACGCAGCAGGTCTACCACGGAGTCGTCGCGCGAGCGGACCGGCCTGCCGCAGTCCGGGTGCGGGCAGATGTTGTCTGGCGTTCTCATCGTCCCCACCCGTCTCTCCACTGCCGCAGCAGTCTCCGCAGGTCCCGCACCTGCTGCGCCCGTTCGGCGGCCCTGGCGGCGTCCCTGGCGGCGGCCAGCTCCACGTCAGTCGCCTCGCCACATAGCCAGCGTCGCTTGACCGTGATGGCCGCCCAGGTCCGCGGGTCTGGCTCGCGCCCGGCCTCACGCTCCCGGGTCAGCGCACGCTCGGCACAGACGCACGCGAACTCGTGCAGCACTCGCCCTGGAACCAGATCGGGCCGCAGCACGACCCACAGCCGATCCGCGTCGCTGACCCACCGTCGCGGTAGCGTGCGGTAGTCCAGCACGTCGATTGCGGTCCAGGGCTCGGGCTCGTAGCTGTCGACCAGCTCGCCCCAGCGGTCCTGCCCGCCGCAGGGGCCCCAGCGCCACAGGTCCGCCACGGTCGCGGTCGGTAGCCTCATGGTCTGGATGCTCATGGCGTCGTGCCCTCCTCCAGGTCCTGGGCGGCCTCCAAAAACGACGCACGCGCGTACGCGACAGCCTGCCGGAGCGCTTCCTCGCGGCGGTCTGCGGGCTGCTGCTCGGCGCGCTCCATCATCGCGTCCAGCTCGTCCACGGTACCGCGCAGGTACTCGCACGCGCGGTCTGCCGCCATCTGGGCGCGCTCCAGGTCGCAGGCGTAGCGGCGCTTCTGCCGGTCGCGCTCGGTCTCGTAAATGCGTGGTGTGGTCATCTCAATCCTCCCGGGGCCGTGCCCCTACCGCCTCAGCCCCGCCGAGCTATGCAGGGCGGGGCGGGGTGCGGCGGGTGCGTGGGTCAGTCCTTGGTGCGGCGCAGAACGAGCCCGTCCTCGTCGGTGTCGGCGGTCCAGCCGTCCGGCAGCAAGCTGCGGATCTCGGCCGCGACCTGCTCGCCGCAGTCGAGCTGCGTCTCATCCTCGCGCTCGCTGGCCCACGAGCAGATGAGTTCGCCGTCCTGCATGTCGAGTGCGTCGACGATCTGTCGTGCGGTTGCCTGTGACTGCGCCCAGCTGTCTGCTGCTTGATTCGTGCTCATGGTCTCTGTCCTCCTGCCGGCTCCGTGCCGACAAGATGAATGTAGCGCGGTGGGGGTAGCGTGTCCAGGAAATCCGACGCCGCCCACGCATTTTCTCATTCCGTACCGGGAGGGCTTGCTGGCACCTGCGTTTCCGGCATAATGGGCACCATGGAAGAACTCAATCCGCACGAGCGGCTGCTGGTGGCGCGTCACAGGGCCCGTCAGAAGCTCCAGGAGGCCGCCAGGGCGGTCGGATGCACGCCAGACACCCTGAGTGCCATCGAGGGCGGGCGGCGCCCTACGGGGCGCGTAGCGGCCGGCATCGAGCGCGTCTACGGCATCCCCGCGGCGTGCTGGTACCAGGGCAGCGAGGAGCGGGCCGATGGCTGACCGCGCATCCGACCGGCCCCCGCACGTGCACGGCGTCTGCCGGCTCTGCCACCTCGGGTTCGAGCAGCACGCCAAGGCTCGCCGCAGCGGGCACACGCGCCGCGTCTGCGCGGACGGGCGGCTGTACCGCGGGCACATCGCGCGCCACGGGGCCAGCAACAGCTTCGGGCTCGACGAGATCGCGCTCATGAATCAGATGCTCGCGGCCCTGACGCGCGGCGGCGATCTGTCGAGCTACGTGCGGCATCCCGCATTCCCGCGCGTGGCGGCCAAGTGGCGGGCAATGCAGCAGAGCGCCGAGCGGCGCGCGAAGGAGACCAGTCGTGGCTAGACCCGATACGAAGTGTGTGCATTGCGGCGACCCGTACGCCGACGGTCGGGCCTGCTCGGGACGCGATGACCCGGGCGGCGCGTGCGAGCCAGCGGGCTACCCGGTCAAGCTGTGGTTCTGTTACGAGGCCTTCACGGGGCAAGTGCGCGCGGAAAGCCGTTGGGCGCGCGAGCGCCCGCAGACCTATCTGCTGCATTCCTATTCGCCCAGGCTCTCTCTACGGGTAATCGATCTCGCGGATGGGCACACCACGCGCGCAGCGGCGATCGGCGATTTCATCGCCACCAAGGCGCACATGGCCGAGCGATTCGATGCCAAGGCGGCCGAGATGCGCGGTCATGCTGCACAGGCGAGGGCGCTTCTGGACGAGGAGCGGTCCGATGGCGCGTGAGAAAACTCTGGCGGCACAACCGCCCATCGTCATGGAGCGCACCGTTACCGTGGAGCTGTCGGTGCGGGATATCGCGGAAGCGTTCTGCGAAATGAACGATGATGGGCAAGCGCGATTCTTCGTCGAGGTGGCGGCCATCATGGCGGACTACCCTGCCAACGGGCGACAGATGCAGACGTGCTACATCGGGCACCACCTGCGGGACTGTGAATGCATCGACGACGACGCCCGAGAATGGGTGCGCGATCTTCACTGGTTCATGACCAATGGGTGGCGTGCTGCACCTGCCGCCCCGCTACCCGCTACGGGCCCAGTGGCTGCGCATGGACTCGACAGAGGTGTTTGCCAAAGTCGGGGTGTTGCGGCTTGTCGTTTTTTGCCCGGGGCACAGCAGAAGGCGCCCGGGGTATGTGGTGATGGGATGCGGCGGCGCGCACGCCAAGGGGCACTGGAGCGGCTCGCTCGAGCGCACGCAGTACGAGTGCACGGCGCTCGCGGCGCTACAGGACACGATGGCGCAATTGGGAGATGACTGATGAACGTCGACTACACAAAGATGGGGGTCGGATGGGCCCCAGCACGCAACCTGATCGTGGGCGAGTGCCCCGCATGCAAGCGGCTGGGGTGCCGCCGCGAAATGTCGAAATCGATCCAGGTCATCCACCAGCACCGAATCGAGCGCACCGAGAAGGGCAACAACCGCGCCGTGCCGGTCGATCGCTGCGTGTGGCAGATCTACACCAGGCACATCACCAAGGGGCCGCAGTCCGGCAGCTACTTGAGCGAAGATGAAACCGACGTCGTGAAGGCGGAGGAGTGGGATCGCGACAAGACGCGCCGAAAGCAAGCATGACCCGCGCCCCGCACCCGAGCCTGCCGACCGCGCGCCCCGAGCCCGACCAGGAGGCGCGCACGTGACCGACGCGCGATCCGGCGTCCGTGTGGTGCCACTTACCTTTCCGGTGGCCAACGACATAGTTGCTCAGCTGCATCGGCACCACGCCCCCATCCCCGGCGGCTTTGCCTGGTGGTGCGTTGGCGCGGTGGCCGACGGGAAGTTGATTGGAGCGGCTATAGCGGGACGCCCCACCAATAGAAACAACGACGACCGCCAGACGGTAGAGGTGCTGCGGGTCGCGACCGACGGCACACCAAACGCTTGCTCTGCGCTTTTGGGAGCTTGCGCGCGTGCGGCGCGTGCCATCGGAGCTCGCCGAATCATCACGTACACGCTCTCTACAGAAAGCGGAGCAAGCCTGCGTGGTGCCGGATGGGTATGCGAGGACGAAAACACCGGGCGGAGCTTTTGGGATAATGCAAACACACGCACGCCAGCTGTAAAACGTGACCACATGAAAGTGACCAAGGCGCGGTGGGGCAAGACGCTGCGCTCAGCGGTGGATTACATAGCACTGCCACAGAATGAGAAGTTCAAAACGAAGGATCCCAACCTGAGCTTATTTGGGGATGAAGAAACGAAGGCGCGCACGTGACCGACCCCGATCCAAACTGCGACGAGTGCGGCGAGCCGCTGGCGGTCGTGCGGCATTGCCTGACCGAGGACTGCTGCGCGAACTGCGGCGAGGCCATCCGGTGGGATGAGAGCGGCTTTCGGCGCGGGCTCATCTGGGCGCTACGCGTGCTCGAGAAGCACGACAGCCCGCGCGTGCGTGGCGACGGGCGCGAGTGCCTGCGGCGCCAACACTGCCACTGCCGGTGGGACGAGCCCGTTGAAAGGAACAGATCATGACACATGAGAAGTGCAAACCAGGCAGCTACGACGGCGACGTGACGCTGTACATCGGACGCCCTGTGAAGCCGGTGAGCGTGGACCCATGCATCGAAGATTTGGTACTGGCCCTCAATGCAAGGGGGCTATCGACCATCGCGTCCTGTTGCGGCCACGGGCGCCGCCCCGGTTCCATCGTGCTCGCCGATGGGCGAGAATTGCACGTGACCTATTCGCGCCGCGAGGGGGACGCGCTTCGATCCCTCTTCCCGTTGGACATCCACGGACATCTGGTTGACGCGCCCGAGCGGCCACGGTAGGGTGCCGATCGTGAGCCTTGCTGTCCAAACCAGTTTCGCCCTCCCCCCGACCCCGCTCCAGCGAGGCTCACACCCGTTACAGAGCGACCGGGGGGAGGTGCGGAAGTTTCAGAGGCCTGATGGACTGGAGCAATGAGCGCTACGTCCGGCTGTACGTGCGCGACACCACCACGTGGAAGCTGCTCGGGTGGCAGGGGCAGACCGTGCTGATGCACCTGTTGCGTAAGCTCGACCGCGCCGGCCGCCTCGACTTTGAGGGCTGCACGGCAGCCGAAGCTGTCGCGCTTCACACCGGGCTCCCGGAAGAGGTTGTGTCCAAGGGTTGGGACGCTGTGACGAAACGTCACGTATTTGTGACGGACGATCTTGGGGTCCTGATGCCCCACTACTTGGAGGCACAGGAGGCTGTGCAGTCCAATGCGCAGCGCACCCGGGAGTGGAGAGCCCGACAGGCCGCGGGCGTGACGAAACGTGACGAGCCACAACGAAACGTCACAGAACCGTTACGCGCGGTGACGGACGGTGACGGCGCGAGACGTTCGGTGACGGACGGTGACTCCAGCCGTGCCGTACCGTGCCGTGCCGTACCTTCCGAACCAGCGGGGCCTGCGGGCGCGCGCGAGGAGAGCGTGCTCCCCCCTCCCGACTTCGACCTCCAGACCGTGGCGCAGATCTTCAGCGCCGAGCGGCAGGCGGCCGGCGGCAAGGGCTGGCGCCGCACCCACACGGCCTACCGGGCGCTGGAGGATGCTGTGGGCTGGGCGATGCAGGAGCGCCCGCAGGACCCTGAGGGGGCCGTCAGGGCCAGCGTGCAGGGCTACATGCGCAACGCCGACAAGGGTGCCAAGGCGCGCGGCTTCCCGTTCAACTTCTGGGCATCGGATCCGGGTTCGTGGCTGAGCGCCAGTCGCACCGGCGCGGTGGCGGCCCCCGCCAGCGGCACTCCCGCTGAGCCCGACGACTTTGGAGACCTGGCATGAAGACACTCAGCGACGTGATCTCGAAGGCGGTTGAAGTGGCGAGCGAGGAGCCCGAGCGCGATCTCGGTCGCGAGTACGACGAATGGTGGGCACGCGAGCAGCGCGCCGCGGAGGATTCTCGCCGGTTCGACCGCGAGTTTCGGCTGCGCGATCTGCCGATCACCGACCAGGACATAGAGTGCATCACGCGTGGCGAGGTGGAGCCGACCAGGTGCACCAAGGCGGTTGACGCGTGGCTCGCGAGGTCCACGCCGATCCTGGTGATGTGCGGGGACGTTGGGCGCGGCAAGACGTTTGCGGCGAGCGTGGCGTTTCATCGCCACGCCGATTCGCTCTACCACGGCGCGCGCGAGGTCGAGCGGCTGTTCGCAGCGCGCTACGGCGACGAGTTGGCGGAGCAGGACAGGTGCTGCACTGTCCAGATGCTGGTGGTAGACGACCTTGGGCGCGAGCGAGACGCCGATGGTATGACGGCGGCGCTGCTGGACTTGATCGACGACCGTCGTAAGCGCGGACGCCGAACGGTACTGATCAGCAACCTTGGCAAGGCAGCTCTGTTGGCTCGCTACAACGACCCGCGCCTGCACAGCCGCCTTGCACAACCCGGCGTTTGCATGTGGCTGGTGGACAGCGGCCAGGACATGCGGGGTGGAGCGTGATCGACATGAGCGACGACCCGCGCGCCGTCGCGGCGGCCAAGCGGCGGCTCGCAGAGCTGGAGGCTGGGTGATGGACGACAACGTGAAGCCCGCGCGCATTCTCGACGAAGCTACCGAAGTGATCGGCGACATGCTGTCAGAAGCATTCGACGTCGAGACATCGGGAAGAGTGAGCGACTGCCACGGCAGCTCACTGCACCGCTCTATCATGGGCGAGGTAGAAGCAGCCCTCGGCGCCGCCCACGAGCGCGCCGAGGCGGCCGAGCGGGAGCGGGACGAGCTGCGGGGCTTGCTGGCAACCACCCTCGACGCGGCGGTGCTCCCCGGTCACGTGATCGGCCCCGACGATTGGAAGCGTGCGTGTCTCCTCAGCGGGCGATGGTGCGCGCCATTCGTGCCTGTCGGTTCGGTCGCCCGCACGGGCGGGGAGGACGACACCCCATGAAGCCCCGCCCCATCCGCCCGCCGCTACCCGACCAGACGAGCCGCGCGACCGTCGGCTACGTGGCGAGCCGTCGCTTGCTGATGGAACAGAACGCCATCGAGCGCGCGCTATCGACCGTCGACAAGCTGCCGTGGTGCCGATGCGGCGGCAAGGCGTGCCAGCTGTACCGCTGCCCGTGCGGACACCTGCAGGGCGAGCCGCGCCACCGATGCGGCAGGTGCAGTCGGCGCAACCCGCAGTACGTGTCGGTCGTGTCGTGCAACTGGTGCGGCAGAAAGGTGGAGAGCGCGTGACGAGCAAGACAGCCATCAAGCAGCGCAAGCGGATTGCGCAAGACGTGCTGGACCAGCTGGACGCGAAGCGCATCACGGCGCGCAGCGGCAGCTACATTCGCGCGCCCGACACGGAATACTGGCGGCAGTTCCGGTCGCAAGCTGTGCATCCGTACGTGCCGCCGAAGTCGTGCGAGGCGTGCGCGATTGCTTCCATGTTCATCGCGGCGGTCGACCGCTACAACAAAGTGAAGCTGCGCCACCATCCAGCAGGCGACGACATGACCGAGGCGCTGACCCGCTGGTGGCCGGTGTCGGAAACGCGACTCATGGAGGTCGCGTTTGAGCGGGACGACATGCCGGATGCGGCCCGCTACCCCGATTTGTACGAGGCGCTGAAGACAGAACGCGCGTGCGCTGTATGGGAGCGCAAGGCGGAGCGTGCTGGCGAGTGGGGCGCGCGGTACGAGACCGATGACGAGCGGTTGCGCGCCATCTGCCACAAGATTCTGCGCAGCAAGGACGGTGGCTTCCGTGTCTGACCGCCCCGCTGCTTACCGCACCACGCACCTGTCGACGTGCCCACAGGCGTGCACGGGCCAGTGCCTCGACTACATCGATCTCGATCACTCGGGCCCGTACGTCTACCAGTACCGCACGCCCGGCTACGCTTCACGCCCGCCGCCCGCGCCGCCGCGCAGCACCAGCGGTGGCCGCGAGGTGCGGCGAGACCCCGAGGAGCCGGTAGACGCCGAGCTGCAGGACGGCACGTACCACTTCCGCCGCCAGGCGCTCGGCCCCATCCCGCAACGCGTCGGGCGCCACGAGGTAGCGGCCATCACGCGCAGTCGCGGCAAGCACTCGATCCGCTATCACGTGCACTACCGGTGCGCGGACTGCGGGATCGATCGGCGCGTCGACCTGCCGACGTGGCGGCGCCACCAGCTGCCGCTGTGCCCCAACTGCCCCGAGTTCACCCGCGTGCGGGCAGAGGGCACGTACATTCGTCCGCGCTCCGAAGTGCCGTGGGTGGAGCGTGGCTCATGACTCACGAGCGACCCATTCTGTTCAGCGCCGAGATGGTCCGCGCCATCCTGGACGGTCGCAAGACGATCACGCGCCGCGTGGTGAAGCATCCGCCACACCCGGTGGAGCGAGTGGCGCCGGGAGAGGGCGAATGGTGGCGCATCTTTTGGCACGACCACGCGATCCTGAACGCGCGCGATGTCCTCTGCCCCTACGGCAAGCCCGGCGATCGGCTGTGGGTGCGCGAGACTTTCTGTGTTGTGGACGACACGGAACACGGTGGCGAGCGATGGGTGGACTATCGGGCTACACCTCGCTACAGCGAAGATCACCCGGCAGGGTGGGACAGCGCTCCCAATGATGCGGAGGCGCTGAAGTGGAAGCCTTCCATCTACATGCCCAAGTGGGCCTCGCGCATCACCCTGGAGGTGACGGACATCCGCGTGGAGCGCGTGCGGGACATCAGCGAGGAGGACGCACACGCGGAAGGATTCGACGGCAGCGAGTACACGGCCGTCACGTGGTTCCGCAACCTCTGGGACGAGATCAATGGGCGTCGCCCCGGGTGCTCTTGGGATAAGAATCCATGGGTGTTTGTGGTTGCCTTCAGGCGACTGGGGGCGGCATGACCACTCACGGCTCACAGACGCAGCCCCACACCGATCCGCAGCATTGCGATGTTTGCGGCGCCGACACCGTGCACCAGCGCTGGACCGACCTGGCGCAATGGACCTGCACGATGCACACGCAGCACGACAGCTTGATGCGGCGCATCGAGCATCTGGAGGCCGCGCACCACGAGCTTGGGCTGCAGGTGACGGCGCTCCGACAGTACGCGGCCGACATGCAGCGAGGGAGGAAGTGATGGACGACAACGTGAAGCACGCGTGGGAGCTGGTGCAGCCACTGCGAAGCAATCCCGACTGGTGGACGCTGGAGGACTACGCGGCACTGGCGCAGATCGATGCCGACACGTGGATGGATAGGTACCATGACGAAATGGACATCGAGCCTGAAAAGGTGCTGGCACTGTTCACGCTGGTCAACGCCCTCGGCGCCGCCACGCGGGAGCGGGACAGGTTGCACGCCGGAATCCTGAGCGTGGCGGAGCACAGCGAACGGTTCGCCGAAAAGCACGCCGGCAAGGACGTGGCCGCAGAGTCGGTGTTTGACGTGTTGGCCAGGTCAATGCGAGCGCTTGCGGCAAACGTGCCGATCGACGAAGAGCGCGACTGATGGCAGGCGGCAACCAGAGCGGCAGCCACACCAAGCTCGTCAACGCGATCGTGAAGGCGTTGACGACGCGCGGGCACATCGCGGTCAAGCTGCTCGCCATCAAGGGCTGGTACCGCGGCAGCAAGATGGGTCGCGAGTGGTGGGTCCAGGGCTGCCCGGTCGGCACGCCTGACGTGGTGGTCGCGACGTCGAGCGGCCGCACCGTGTGGCTGGAGGTCAAGACTGGCGACGGGCGGCTGAGCGCCGTGCAGCGCGCCTGGCACGCCTGGGCGCACGGGCACAAGCACGTGGTGCGGGTGGTGCGCAGCGTCGAGGACGCGATAGAGTGCGCCGAGGGGAGCGAGTGATGGCAGACGATAGCGATGAGACTCCGCAGTGGGGTACGCGACGTACCGTGTACGAGATCACGGAGCCGTGGGAGGCGGTGGTGGGCGGCAGTAGCTACGCGGCGCCGAAGGGCGAGAAGCCTACCGACTGGAAGGCGACGATCGACCTGTGGCCCAAGTCGCTGTCCAGCGACCCCCGCATGGCCGGGCTCGTCGGGTTGACGCTAGAAGGCCCTGCGCGCCACATGCTGCCGTTGTTGCGGCACTTGGTCGAAGTCGTGGAGTTGCTGGATGCAGAGTACGCGGAAGGGAGCGAGTCCGATGGCACATAGGAAGATGATGACGCTGCGTTGGCGCACCGAGCGGGAGTTCCACTGGGATGGGGCCAATGAGTGCTACCGCTACGGCGACATCACGGTGCAGCGCTGGCACAGCGGACACCGACACTGGCGGGCGACGATAGAGCACGGCGGCGAAGAGCTACTCGCGTCCGTCGCTGTCGGCGCCCAGGCCGCCCTCGACCGACTGATGAATACCGTCGACACGATTAGGCTCCTGCGCGACGCTCCGACGTACTACATGGAGCCGGCGGAAGAGAGCAAGCCATGATCGCTCTACGCCTATTCGGTTGCGCGGAAGGCTGGTGGTGCACAGTCCACAAGCTGCGCCTGCCCGGTCGCATCTGCCCCAAGTGCGGACCGCGAGTGGTGGGTGAGCGGCGCGTGTCTGACCACGAGTACACGGCTGCTTACGGCGCCGACGGACACTGCGACACGTGCGGCTACCACGTCTGCTGTTGTCCGCCGAAGCTCGACAGCTTCCCACTCGACACATGCGTTTGTCCAGGCTGCTTGGGCGCGTCCGATGACTTTTGGTGTGGACGCGGGAAGGTCCCGCTCCAGCAGGCCGCCCGCGAGCTCACGGCGGACGAGCGGCAGGGCGCGGACCGGGAGGGGTGGCGGCAGAGTGTCAACCCCAATTGCGTAGAACTCGTAGACACCCACGTCTACGTGTACAAGCCGCTGTGCGAAGTGCTCCAAGCGGGTGATGGATTCAAGGGCACATGGTTTCCGACCCTCCTGGACGCGCAGCGGGCGGCCGAGCAACTCGCGGCCGACAGTCGGGATGGCTGGGAGCGCGGGTCCCCGACGTCGATGTCCTACAGGATGGGTCGCAGCGGCTTGGCCTACATGAATCTGAATCACACATGGAACGCGGTCGTGTGGGGCGGCAAGGTCACGACAGGGCACCCGACCGCCGTCGCGGCCATGCTTGAGGTCGAGCGGGCGCTGCAGGAGCGCGACACGTGACCTACCGGCCCGAGGACGAGCGCTTCACGCGCGCGGTCGTGCTGTGCTGCCTGGTGGGCCTCATGGTCTGCGGCGTGCTGGCGCGGTGTTGCGTGGACCAGGCGCACGCACAGGACAACACCGGCGAGGGCCGGGAGGAGGGTAGAGATGGAATGGCCGAAGCCATACGCGACGAAAGACCGCGCCGAGTTCATGGATGCGCTGGTGGCGTGGATGCGGGACAATGGCGTTGCGCGCCTCGAGTTCCCGGAGGGTCTCAGGCCGGAGGGGCACGATCGACGTTTAGCCGCATTCGAGATCGAGATACTGCCGCCAAACGTGACCCCCATCCCGCACGAGTACAGCGTGAAGCTCGGCATGCTGCCGGAGGACGGCTAGCCCTGCGGCTCGCCCGTCAGTCCGTGGGCGAGATCGGCCTCGAGGGCAGCCACCACGAGGCCGCCATCATGTGGGACGTGCTGCGCGCCCGCTTCGGTGAGCGCCTGTATGCCAACGTGTGGCGCTACAACACCCGCCCGCGCGGCTCCCGGGCCTGGATTCTGCACCTCGACCCCGATGGCGCCGAGCCCCGCGGATGGCCCGGCAGTCTCGCGTGGGCCCGCTGGCTGCCCAGGTGGCTCCACAGGGCCCGTCTGGCCCGCCGGTGGGTGCAGGACCCCGGCCAGCACCGCTGCCCCCAGGCACGCCACTACGGCGGGCGCTGCGACGATGACCGGCATGCGTGCGACCGGCCGCCGAGCTGCTGGGTGCGGGTCTGGTGCGGGCTACCGCGCGATGCGCTCGCACAGGCGTACTGGAGCACGCCCACCGGCGAGCGGTGTCCGGCCACGCTGCCGGCCGATGTGGCGGGAGGGCGGTCATGACGGGAGACATCATGTGGCGAGGCGAACCGAAGCGGACCGTGCTTCGGGGGATCGGTGGCGATGACGTCGAGGTGACGATCGGTCGACTGTGGCGAAAGCCCGTGGTGGCCGTGCTGCGGCTTGGGGACGCGGGCTGGTTCTGGCTCGAAAACGGGGTGGAGCTCCGGCTCGCGCCCAAGTGGGTCTGGAACGGGCTTGCGTTCGCGCGCAGCAATCAGCGCGCGGTCACGCAGGAGCACGGGTCGCGGCTGGTGGTGCGGCCATGATGGCCCTGATGGGAGGCTAGGGGGCCGTGCTGAAAGCACGCTGCTACCGCCTGCCGAGAATGCTAAGGTTGCATTCTTATCACGAAAACGGCATTTTGTATAGTGTGGCTGGAGTGACACACTCGGGGCAGTGGACGTGAAAAGCTCCCGAGTACTACCCTCGCGGGCCAAGCCGAGCGAGAGCATCCGGCAGGGGGGCCAGGGGGTGGTGCCGTCCATCGCGGCCCTGGATCGCGCCAAACTGGCCATCAAGGCGGGCGAGCACACCGACAGGGCACTCGCCACCATCGTGGAGCTGCTGGGCTGTCGGCGTGACAGCGTGCGGTTTCAGGCGGCCTGCAAGCTGCTGGAGCTCGCGGTGGGCGCTCAGGGAGATGGCGAGCCGCGAGGGCCGGCAATCAGCATCACGATCAACCAGTCGCCCGAGGACGGGCCGGTCAGCGAGCGTCTACGCAGGCGCGCAACCGTGGTAGAAGCCACGCAGGAGGAGTGATGGAAATCCTAGCCGCGTGTGCGAGCGTCGTGGTGTGCGCCGGGCTGGCGTACGATATCGCGCGCCGCAAGGTCGAGCGCCACCGGGAGCAGGACCTTGCGGACCTGCGGGAGCAGATCGCGCTGGTGGACAAGCGCATCGACAGCGCCGGGCTGGCGTACGATGTCGCGCACCGCAAGCTCAAGCAAGAGATCGCGGCGAAGGCCGAGGTTTCGCTCCAGCGCCACGAACTCACCGCCCAGGCGCTCAAGGCCCTGGATGCCCGCGTAAAGCAAATCGGAAACCGCCCCACGCTACCCAGCATGGGCCCACGGAGGACCTAGATGGCAAAGAGCAAGCAGCGATTCACCAACCGCACCCCGCCCGAGCAGGCCCCCACGGTGGCGCCCGAGGCCCCGCAGAGCCCCGAAGCGCCGCCGGACGCATTCGCGCCACCACCGGCGCCAGAAGCGCCCCAGCAGCCCGTACAGACCTTTCAGGCGCCCATCGAGCAGCAGGTGCTGGCCCGCGAGGGGCGGCACGTCGTGGTGTGTGTCGCTGACCCGCACGAGTGGCCGGACATCCGGAGCGCCGCGCTGACCAAGTACGCGGCTTGCGTGCCGGTGACCAGCATCCCGATGGCGGCCCTCATGGAGGGTGACCGCCTGTCGGCCGGCTTCTGCATCGGGCGCGGGCCACTCTTGCCCCCGAGCAGGCGTGGCGAGGGCGACCGGGCGCCGTACATCACGGAGCCCATCGAGGTCAGGGGCGAGTACTGGGGGCCCAGCCACACGGACGGCCTGGCGCTGGGTGCGCCAGTCAACAGCAAGCTGCTCGAGCGCCTCGGCCAGGACTGCATCCCGTACCGGGGCGCCTACGGGTGCGTGACGATCCGCGTCAAGGATGGCGCCCTGAGCCTGGGGTACTGACGTGCGCCGACCAGGAGAACCCGACTGGCCGGAGCACGTGCACTGGTGCATCCAGGAATGGGTGCGGGGGAAGGGCTGGCCGGGGGAGTTCCCCGGGGGCACCTACGGTGATGCGGCAAGGAATGTCGCTTTTCGGGAAGCCGAAGTTGCTGCACGGCTCCTGCCGCTGGACAAGCTATGAATCGCTACCACACGGGGCTGGCATGGTGGCGGCTGCTCGACCGGCTGCGCGTGTGGTGGAGCCGTCGCAACGACCCCATGCACCAGCACGCCAAGCGGGTGGGCCTGTCGCCAAACCTGTACATGGCGCAGGTAGCGGCTCGCATGGGCCGCACCACGATGGACCTGGAGCGCGCGGGCTTCCGGCCGGTGGCGTGCGAATGCGGTGGCGATCATGACGGCCGGCCATGCGTGGGCTGGAGGCTACGGCTGGTGGCATAAGGGAGGTTAGCGACATGAGGCTGGCGAAGTTCGAAAAGGCCAGGGAGCACGAAGGCGCCCCCTCCGAAGTGACCAAGCTCGTCGTGGCAGTGCGCCCCGATGCAGTGATTGCTGTCGAGGAGATGAATTCCGGCGTGGTGCTGACACTGTCTAACGGGCAGCAATGTTGGGTTGCCGGATCGATTCAGGACGCGATTCATGAGTTGGGCCTTAGATGACGCAGGCCGCCCAGTCCATCACGCTCGATGACGCCACCGACGAGCAGCTCGAGCGGGTCGGTTGGATGATCGGCGACCTTGAATGGTTGTTGCTTGACCACCAAGTGCCCGCCTACCGGCACTATCGCGAATGGGAGAAGCGCAACCCGCAGAACGAGCCTGGGCAATACGCGCGAATCTACGTCGACGACATCGGCAAGCGTTGGGGAAAGACGTCGAAGCGCATCGTGGTTCGTATGGAAGACTGTATTCGTAGTACCAAGCCCATCGAAGACGGCGGCATTGGGCGCCCTGGGATGTTCCGCTACACCACGGCATATCAGAAGGACATCGAGGAAATCGTGGGGGAGTTGCTCCCATTGTTGCTCGACCGTTGCCCCCCAGACCTTCGCCCGATCTTCAAGTCTGCGCACAGGGGCAACCCGGCTGGCCTGTACTTCCCCAACGGCAGTCGCATTGCGATGGCTGGGCTCGATCAGCACCCGAATGCTCTACGCGGCCGCGGCTGCGACGGCGATGATCTCTCCGAGGCCGCGTTCGTTCGCTACCTGAAGTACACGGTGAAGAATGTTCTGTACCACCAGTACCAGCAGCGCCCGTGGGCGCGTATGTGCCTTGAGAGTTCCGCGCCCGAGGAAGTGGACACGGATTACGATCTGGAGTTCGTAGAGGATGCAAAGCTCCGCGGGGCATACTGGTATGCCACCATCGACGACAACACCGCGCTCAGTGACGCCGAACGGGAGGAGTTCATTCGCGCCGCTGGAGGGCGCGATGACCCAGACTGCCAGCGGGAGTACTTCAACAAGCGCATTCGTAGCGGTCGCAAGGTGGTCGTTCCCGCATTCGACGAAGCCCGGCACGTGCGCGCATTCGACACGCCCGAGTGGGCGCTCTGCTACACGTTCGCGGACGCGGCCTGGTACCCGGACCTGTTCGCCATCCTGTGGGGCTGGGTGGATTACGAGCGGGCGAAGATCTGCATTCGTAGCGACTGGACCGCCCACAACGCCGGCACCAAGGATGTGGCGGAGATCGCAGAGGCGGGCGAGCGGGAGTGTTTCGAGGGCACCCGGCGCTGGAACGGCCACGTGATCCTGAACAACGACGTTCCGCCGCCGCCGCCCGATGACGGGATCGAGGTGCTGGGGCGTGACCGCACCGAGGACGATTGGCGCCACAAGCCGTACGCTCGCGTGATGGACTGCGAACCGAGGCTGCGCGCCGAGCTCGCAAGCCTCGGGATGAGCTTTGCGGCAGCCGTCAACAAGGACCCGGATGCGCAGTTTCACGTGCTCAATCGCCTGTTTACCGACGACAAGATCGAACTGCATCCCGATGCGGTCGCGACCATTGCGCATACCCGGGCGGCCGTCAGGGGCCCGAACGGCAAGCTGGCGCGCTCCGAGGTGCACGGCCACTATGACGCGATGCGATGCCTGGCGTATGCTGCCGTCATGGTGGATTGGCACACCGACCCCAAGCCCCCCGCCTGGGTGCTGGACAAGAGCCTGTTGGTGACCCCGCAGGCTCGGCACCTCAGGGGCCAGCGGGAACAGAGCAAGCGCCTGAATGACGTCTACAAGCCCCGCCGCTGGCAGGCGGGCGCCAAGAGAGGACCGAGAGCATGAAGCGCAGAGGATTCCTACAAGCAATCGGCCTCGCGCCCCTGGCGGCGCTACTGGGCCGCAAGGCGGCGGCCGAGCCGGTGCAGGTGGAGGCGGGGCCCGATATCTACGGGCCCGTCATGCTCAGCACCGAGCACGGCTACGCCGGCCCGGACTACACTCTGGAGACGTTCGATCTCGATCCGCCGAACGTGCCGGGCATGCCGGGCTATGCGTGGCGGGAGACCAAGCATTGCGGCCATCCGGCCTATGTGCGCCGGCACGATGGTCTGCTGGTGTTCACGCTCAACGGGCGCGATTGGTGGGTCGAGCGCACGCCAGGTTCCAGGGTCACGGGCGTGATCTACCCCAGCGCTTTGGCGGCTTGCCAAGCGGCGGACATGGCGGACTTGACGGGAACCAACGCGGTCATGCGGGGCGAAGTGGGTCTCGGATTCCGCCTATATCCGATGCGCGCCGATGCGAAGATCGAGGCCGCGGTACGCGCTGATCCAAGTCCCTTGCTGAGAGAGGCGGTCAAGGTGCTCGACAGGGAGAAAAAGCGATGAAGCTCGACCCGACCCACCGTCCGGCCATGCAGCACTTCATCGGGCGATTCTGCGCCCAGGTGCTGACCGTGCTGCCGCAAGCCCGCATTGGCTGCACCACGTTCGAGGACGAGCATGCGGGCGCCATCGTGGCGGTCAGCGTCGAGTACATGACGCTCGCGATGAAGCACGCGAGGGGATGGAACGGCCAGGTGTCGACGCAGGACCTCGCGGACAGCGACGGGCGCGGAGAGCTCGACCAGGCGATCGACGTGAGCGCCGCCGAGTGCCTCAGGCAACTGCGTGAGAGCAAGGTCAAGCCCGTGAAGGTGGTGCATTGACTGAGCCCGCACCCAGGGCCCCGTGGCCCACCCGGTTTCTGCGCAGCCAAAAGGGTGCGCCGCTTCGGTGCATCGAGCTGCGCCAGGCCAACGACTTGCTGCACGAAGACGTGCCGATCGTGATCGAGCGCTCTGCCCCGTTGCAGAAGGGTCACGACTTGGCCCACATGGTAGCGGTGCCGGAAGGGGTCGCGATGGTGGGCAACATCTTCATGCCTCCGAACTACTGCCGGCTCTGGTACGCGGACGGCACGCACCGATTCATCCCGCCGCGTGAAGGTCGCATCTGGATCGGCAAGGGCTTCAAGCGCCGCAAGGTGCAGAGC